TCGCCTCATGGAAAAGATCACGGAGGACGACGGCGAGTTCGGGGAAAAGATGGTCGAGCAGGTGCGGGTTCTTGAGCCCGGCCGGTGGACAACCTACCGCGAGACTGTGATGAACGGCAAGGTGGAGTGGGTCAAGCATGATGAGGGAATCACCACCCTGGGCGTGATCCCCTTCGTGCCCTGCTACGGGCTGCGAAAGGGGTTCATGGTGGCCCGCCCGCCCATGCTCGAACTCGCGCACCTCAACGTGAAGCACTGGCAGAGTCAATCGGATCAGGACGCCCTGCTGCATGTCGCACGCGTGCCGATCCTGGCGATGAGTGGCATCGACGACGACAACTTCACCCTGACTATTGGGTCGTCGATGGCCGTCAAGCTCCCTGGCACGGGCGCGCAATTGTTCTACGTGGAGCACTCGGGCTCGGCCATCGGCGCTGGCAAAGAGGCGCTCACGGACCTCAAGGATGAGATGCGTCAGGCAGGGGCCGAACTGCTGGTGCTGAGCCAGGGGCCGGTCACGGCGACCGAGATTGCGACCGACAACGCTGTGGGCATGTGCCACCTGCAAAAAGTCTCGCGCGACGTGGAGGGCGCGATCAATGTGGCGGTGGGGTTTATGTGTGATTTCGTCTCGGCTGAAAAGCCCGAAGACCTGAAACTATTTTCCGACTTCGCTGCTGCCACGTTGGCCGAAGCGAGCCTGTCCATCCTCGCCACCATGGCAACCCAGGGCAAGCTCTCCGACGAGACGTTGTTCCTTGAGGGCCAGCGCCGCGGCATCATTTCCTCCGACATTTCCTGGGAGGATGAGCGTGAGCGGATCGAAGGGCAGGGGCCGCCTCCGGGGTCACTCACGCCCGAGCCCGGACTTGAGGGCGAGGAGGGCGAGGAGGGCGAGCCCGAGCCCGTCGTCGAGGGCGAGCCCGGCGTAGTGCCACCGGCGAAGAAGGTAGTACCGGCGAAGCCACCCGCCAAGCGCGTGGCCAAGAAGAAAGAGGTCGCGACATGATGAAAAAAAAGGGAAAAGGGAAAAAGGGCAAAGGGAAGAAGGGTTGCTAGGAGTTATCCACAGCTATTGCACAAAGAACCCAATGGCGTTACAGTCCCGTTTGTGCTAGACGGGAACCTCAACACGCGCGATGGCAGTACCGCCGGTCACGGCCAGCGGAAGAAGCTGAGGTAGACGTTCATCGCCCTGTCGTGGAATCGCCCAAGCTGATACTCTCGGCTTGGGCGTTTTCATTTGGAGCACTCAATGGCCGAAATGCAGTTCGTGGGCGGCGCGCGCGTCACCCCCGGCTACGAGAAGATCGATCCCATCAGTGGGCAGCAGTTGAACTACGTTGTGCTGACCGATGAGGAGCGCGCCAAGGGGTTCATCCGACCTGTCCGCATGGGCTACACCCACGCGGGGCGCAACCCCACCTTCGTCGTGGGTACCACATGGAACCAACTGGAGTCGCTTGGTGAAGGAGGCTGCGGCAGCTACACCAGAATCGTCCGAGAGATTGCCGAGACCTATGCGCGCGACATCGGGTTCTACACTGAGACCTTTTGTGCTGGGTGTCGAAAACATCGGCCGCTTAACCAGTTCTACTGGGACTGCACGCAGGAAATGGTCGGCTCTTGATGGCCACCGCCGAGCGCCTGCTCAACGATGCCATTGGCCACGTTGTCGATCTGCACTTCTACGCAAACGAGACCGTTCGCAGCCTCATCTCGCTGCTCAATGCCAGTGACGCGAAGTTGTTCGCCAAGCTCGTCGCTGCGCTCGAAGACCTGCCCCCATCCAAGTACACCGCCGCTCGATTGACCGACGCGCTGCATGGCGTCGAGGCGCTGAACAAGAGGGCCTATGCCACCCTTGCAGACAAGCTCGATGCCGAGGTGAGGGCGCTCGCGAAGTACGAGGTCGCGTACCAGCACGCCGCGTTCGTGGCCGCCACATCGGGCAAGGCCAACAAGGTCTTGTGGGATCAGGTCTACGCTGCCGCTGTGGCCGAGCCGTTCCAGGGTCGCCTGTTGTCAGAGTGGGCTGATGGCATGCCCGCGCAACGGATGCGGCGCATCACCGACACGATCAACATTGGCTACACCCAGGGGCTCACTGTCGATCAGATGGTGCGCAACCTGCGCGGCACCAAGGCCGCCAACTACTCCGATGGGCTCATCAATGCCGACCGGCGCAACATCGACTCCATCACCCGGACGGCGATTTCACACATCACCAGCACCGCGCGCGAGGCTTTCTATGATGCAAACCCAACCCTCATATCAGGCAAAATCTGGGTCAGCACCCTGGACACCCGAACCACTCCTGCGTGTCAGATTCGTGATGGCAAACACTACACCAGCGACAACAAGCCAAGGGGCCACGATATTCCATGGCTTTCGGGGCCTGGGCAGTTGCACTGGAGTTGTCGTTCGACTTCCGTCCCCCTCACCGCGCACGCGGCGGAGCTGGGGTTTGATCCGACCTTTGGTAGCCGCGCTTCAAAGGATGGCCCAGTCGCGGCCAGTATCTCTTTTGGGGACTGGATCAGGAATCAATCGGCCGCCAGACAGGACGAAGTTCTGGGGCCTACGCGGGCGAAGCTGATGCGCCAGACGGGCATGACCCTCGACAGATTCTTCACCGACAGGGGTCGTTTTCTCACGCTCGAGCAGCTTCGCGAGCGGAACAGTGCAGCATTCAGTGCCGCTGGCGTTTGAATCTCGCGTCGTTGTGGTACACAATGCGCGCACTGTGCAAAGTGGAGCGTGAAGGTCCGCAATGCATACCTCGGGCGTGAAGCCCTCAACCACCGAGCGCGAAGCTCAATAGCCAATGAAACTCAAACTCGACGCGAGTGGAAATGCGGTTCTGCTAGACGGCAAGCCCGTGTATGTGAAAGACGACGGGAAAGAGATAACGTTCGATGCGACGGAAGCGTTTGCAAAGATCGCCTCTCTAAATGCCGATGAGGCAGGGTTCAGGCGGCGGTTAACGGAAGCGGAAGCGAAGTTACTCACCTACGATGGACTTGACATTGTGGCGGCCAAGAAGGCGCTCGAAGTTGTCAAGACTGTTGACCTGAATAAGCTGGTCGATAAGGGCGAAGTCGAGAAAGTACGTGCAGAGGTTTCCAAGGTGTTTGAAACTCAGATTGCCGGCTTGAACGGCGAACTGAAAACAGCCAAGGACACCATTCGGTCGGCGAAGATTGGGGCGGTTTTCTCCAACTCCAAATTCATCACCGACAAGTGCGCAGTACCCTCCGACATTATCCAGGCTCGATTTGGCAGCCATTTTTCTGTGGACGACGCAGGAAATGTCATCGTAAAGGACATTGCTGGAAATCAGATTTTCTCGCGCAGGCCCGAGTCCGCAGGATCAGCGGCGGCACCGGACGAAGCGCTTGAAGTTTTGATCGAGGCGTATCCCTACAAGAACCACATCCTCAAGGGGAGTGGGGCATCCGGTGGCGGCTCAGGCGACAGTGGGGGTGGAGGTGGTGGTGGTGGTGTCGTGAAAATGACTCAGTCACAGTTCTTCGCGCTTCCACCCGCCAAACAGGCGGAGCTTTCGAGAAAAGGCGTAGTGGACATCGTGAAGGACGCCGCGTAATCCACTGGCCCCATGTTGGGCCTCACTTTTGAAAGCTCAGCATGGCAAATACCCTCACCAGTTTGATCACCGATGTATTCGCGGCGCTCGATGTCGTGTCGCGAGAGCTTGTCGGGTTCATCCCGGCAGCGACACTTGATGCAAACGTTGCTCGCGCCGCTGTGGGCGAGGCCGTTCGCACCGCCGTCACCCCTGCCGCAGTGGCATCGGATATCGTCCCTGGCGTGACCGCGCCGAACGATGGTGATCAGGTGATCGGGAATCGAACCATCACCATCACCAAGTCGCGTGGGGTGCCATTCCGCTGGAACGGTGAAGAGCAACGCGGCCTGAATGTCGGTGGCCCGGGCTACCTGACCATTCGACAGGACCAGATCGCGCAGGCAATACGCACGCTGACGAACGAGGTCGAGGCTGACTTCGCTGCCCTGCACATCACGACCTCGCGCGCGTTCGGACTCGCGGCCACCACGCCGTTCGCCACGAACCTCGGCGACCCCGCGCAGATTCGCAAGATTCTGGTGGACAACGGCGCGCCGAACAACGGCATGCAACTGGTCATCGACACGACCGCAGGTGCCGCGCTTCGCACCCTGGCTCAACTGACGAAGGTGAACGAGGCGGCTGACGAGTCCATGCTCCGCCAAGGCCTCCTGCTGCCGTTGCATGGCCTGGATGTGCGTGAGTCGGCGGCGGTCAAGGTGGCTGTGACTGTCGGCACCGGCTCCGCCTACACCTCGAGCACCGCGGGCTTTGCCATTGGCGCTACGTCCATTGCCATCATCACCGGCACGGGCACCGTACTGGCTGGCGACATCGTGACGTTCGCGGGTGACACCAACAAGTACGTGGTGACAACCGGCGTGGCGGCACCTGGAACAATCGTGCTCGCGGAGCCGGGCTTGCGCAAGGCGCTCGCGGCCTCCGCTGTTGCAATGACCATCGTTGCCGCATCGACCCGCAACATGGCCTTCCATCGGTCGGCGATGGTCGGTGCACTGCGCGCGCCAGCACTGCCGCAAGAGGGTGACTCGGCGGCGGAGCGCTTCACGGTGGTTGACCCACGTTCGGGCATCCCCATCGAGATTTCGCTCTATGCCCAGTACCGTCAGGTGCGCTACGAAGCGGCCCTGGCATGGGGCGTCGCCAACATGGCACCGCGGCACACCGCGATCCTGCTCGGTTGATCCGGGGGCAGCCTCGAAATGTAGCGGGCTCGCCTTCGGGCCGGCCCGCTTTTTTTCACCCAAAAAGGAGTAGTCATGGATTCACCCTACGCAGTAGGTTCGCTGGTGCGCCAGAAGGTTGTCCCTCTACAGGGCAAAATTCTCGACACCCAATTCGACGCCAAAAGCCGGACCTTCCGCTACTTGGTGGCGGTTGGCCAGGGCGACGTGCGTTGGCTCGATCACGCCAGCATTGAAGAGGTGCCCGCATGAACAAGAACCAAGACGGCGTCAAGGCCGGCGAGAACATCGGGGCCATGGTGGCAATGAGCCTGCTGGCCGAAGAGGGCCTGCGCGCTCATGGCATGTACCACGCCGAGTGCGTGGGGCCGATTGAAGCATTCCGTGAGGAATACGTCGAGACGCGCAATGCGATCTGGTCGCTTGAGAGTACAGCCCTCAGCCGCCTCGTGCGCCGTACCAGCATC